CGCAATCCCTTGCTATAGGTATGTTCAGAAGAATTACTGACACCTTCTTCTCGTACTTCTTGATTTTCATTACTTGAATAAGTTGCAGGATTAGCGTCTAATATTTGATTATGAGCCAAATCATTCTGCATCAAAGCAATACAAGGCTCGCCCTCCCTAACCTTCAGATAATGCCAAAATATAGCATTAGCTGTAGGCCATCTCTTGGGGCCGTACGCCCTAATACCAAGCATTTCAGGTCTGTGTGATACCATTACAATATCTGAATACATGTAACATGCATCTGCACCAAAAATATCTTGCTTTTTAGGGTAGTGCAAATCAGGGTTCTGGATACGCTCTGATGCCTCAATGTTACGGTTCATTTGTGATATTAGAATAAACGCTACCCTAATAACCTTTTTTAATCCGTTAAACATAGCCATCAAATCATAGAGTAAATCTCTATCTTGTGCACCGCCTGCCTTCTTTACAAGTAAAGTATGATCTAACATAATTATAACTGGCTTGCCTTTCTCTTTAGAAAAAGCTAATATAGTTGCTTCTAAAGATTTAACACTGCCAGGAATATCTACGTAGTTTATATCATACTTATTTAACTTGCGAGTCTCTTGTACAGCGTTCATATAATAGTTATCATTAAGCTGAAAACTTTCTGATGCACTATATAACTGCTGTGTCGTAAGATTCATCTTATTACTAAGCTTACGACCTATTAATCTTGAAGATAACATCTCAAAGTTAAATGATAGTATTGCAAAATCGTCAGTTTGATTAAGATCTTTTAATCCTGTTTCTAATTGGCCGAGTATTGCAGTTTTACCGCTACCAGACATACCAGCAATAGTTGTGATAGTCTGCCATTCTATTCCACCCATAGATATGTTGTTAAACTTTTTCCAGGGGGTGGCTAGGGATTTAATCTCGCCTTTTCTTCTACCATCTATATAGCGTAATGCTGCATTAGATGCTTTAGAAATGTGGCGCCAAGGTAATGCTTTATGTTCCTCGTTCATATTAAATCTCCTCCGTATTCTTCTTCGTCTTGTACTGGTTCGTTGTGTTCTGTATCTTCATACATAGTCCAAGCTTCTTGGTTTATATAGGATGACATCATTTTCCAACGAGGACGAAATTCATTAATCCAGCTTGCACGTTTTCTATCTTCTTTCTCATTTTCTAGAGCTTTTAAAATAGTTTCGTGTAAATCTGGGTTCTTGGTAATAAGCGCAGTATATCTTAGTTTATTACGCTTTTTGTCATTGTGTAAGGGCCTACTTTGATCCTTCATAGGATAAGCAGCTACAAACTGATTCCAACAATCTTCGCATCCTCTAACCGTAAATAAATCCAACGCTTTTTGACGGAGAGTAAGAGTTTCATCGGGCATTATTTTCACAAAGCCGCGTTCTTGCAATTTACTTCTATCAATAGGTAAGATTTCTAGGTATTTGTTAAGCTGTTTGCTGTTCTCACTCTTAATGAGCAAGTATACGAATTCGCTCGGAGTCAGTTTGTTGCCCTTTAACTTGGTTAAGTTTAAAGACACTTTCATCGCAGTTTAAGTATTTATCTAGTTGCTCTTCAGTTAAGCTTATCAGTACATCGTCTGGTAAGCATCTTACTTCATTATTACACTCTATACAATTAGTCATTTTCTATAAAATTACCATCGCAGTCCCAGTGGTTTGAAATTAGGAGATATAAAGATACGTCTTTTGCTGCAATTTTACAACCGAATTCCATCTTTATTATATCCACAATTGCCGCAACAGGCAGAGTTTCAAGGTCTTGGTAATAAAACTTTAAAACTTGATATATATGTTGTATTTCAAATATATCTACTTCTTTGCCTGAATAGGGACTGTTCTTCATATTACATTTTATTTAAACCCACATTGGCGGTTCAGATCCTTCAAGAGATGCAAATTCACCTTGGAGGTGTTCTTTATACGCCGTTAAGGTGTAGTCTTCTGTAAATGTATGTAATTTTGTGTACTTTTCCAAAGCATTTGAAGGATGCGCACTTTTTAGCGCTTCAGTACAAGCGTTATAAGCTGACCACAAGGTTCGAGGCTTAAAATCATTAGAGTTAAACCACTCATCACTTGCTTTTGTCATTTGAGAGCTATTTAAAACTTTTTGATTGACAAATAATTGCCCTAAATAATCTCCTACCTGCTCATTGCTAAGAGGTATTTCTTGCATATACCCCGCATCGACATGTGCTTGCGTATACCTTTTATCTACGTCTTCAAATAATTTTACAATCAAAGCGTCAAGATCATCTTTAACGTTTGCTGTATGTTTACGCATATTAATTACATCTCCCACAAACATGAGGTTAGAGCAAACCATTACGCTTGCTCCGCCGCATACACCCACGGGTAATGTTTTATTATACGAATTACGGAATCCAATAGCACGTTCCATGCCATTATCTGCCGTCCATTTCATAGAACCAAACAATTGTTGGCCTTTATGATTTATTTCATACTTAGTAGATGTAGGAGCTTTGCCATAATGTGCTTCTCCTGCATTTGCTACTTTAGTAACTAGTTCTTGGTGACTTACTGGAATGTAAGTTTCTGTTTGTTCAGGCAGAACTATCATGCCTAAATCGTTAAAATCTACTACTTTTGCCATTTTGTTATGTCGTAATAAGGGTTTTTAAATGATTTTAAATGTTTTGCAATGTAATTTGTGTTTACTGAAGGGTAGTTAAACCCAAACATCAACTCAAATATATCTTTTGTAACAAATCCTGTAGTATTCTTCTCAACTACAGCTTTTTTCTCTTTAGGTTCTAAAGGAACATAATCTAAGTATTTTTTACTTGGCATAATGTTTTGGTTTTTAGTTTTTAATGCGCAACATATCTTTTAGGCACGTTTATTCCCAATCTACTTTAAAAGGCTTGATTTTTTCAATTTTACTTAAAACAACGCCCCACTCAAATTTTTCTTTTGAGGCTATAAAGTCTAGAAATAGAAAAACTTTATTGTCTTCATGGTCAAGGCAAAAAAGATCTGTATCCCCTTCTAAAATATAGCAATCCCCAAGGTCTTCACTTTTATGAGAGAGGGCCCATGCTGTTTTAATAAATCTTCCAGGCTCAACCTCTATGGCAAACCACTCTCTATGAACTATAAACCTAGTATCTTCCCATCTAGCGTCTCTGAAATCATATTCTCCAGTGTCATAACTGTATTTTGCTTCTTCAAGCCTTGACGATTCGTAATAAGTTTGTGCTTGTACTGCTGTTCCTGTTAGGAATAAACCAATAATTAAATTTTTCATAGTCTCGCTTTTATTTCTTCAATATCTCCTTCGATCATATTGATACTGTTAGCATTTTCGGAACATCTCCTAGTTAATAATTCAAGCTGCTTGTCTATATTGTCAAGTTGCGCCTGCTGTAAACTAAGAAGTTCTATAACTCCTTCAAGTTTTTCTGTTTGTGTCATACTGATTTGTGCCATGTTTACTTGGGTTTAATTATTTAGTTTTTCTTTTAGTTTTACCTCTAGGTACATCCACATAATTAATTGGTGGATTATTCTTTTTCCTTTCTTTTTTAGCTGCAGTATTGAACTGCGCTACTGACCAGCATATGTATAATACTATTACACATATTACTGCTAATATAATTTCTAGTGCCATATTACTCTTGTTTAAGTTTTTTAAAGATTTCTTAATCTTTAGTTAATATTTTTATCACCAATTAATGATACATTTACTTTATGAATAGATTCACAAAATTTATATATGCATTTTTAATGGCAATAGTTTATACTATAGCTCTCTTAAGCTAATTGCTTTTATGGACTTCGTACACAAAGTATGCCCCCATAATTATCATAATTATTAAAACTACTTTAAGCATTGTTTTTTTTAAGTAGAGGAGAGCTCCCATAGCCCTCCTCAATTCTCAATTGCTGATTTTAAACCCCACGGTTTAAATTGCCTGCTCCTCAGCAGGACTTTAATGCTCCACTCACGCAGGAAACTCTCGTTAATCTTGCTTCCACTCACGTAGGAAGCTCACGTATTATAGCTAGACGAGAATAATTTTGTAACATCAAGTGCTACGAATAGCTATTTATAAGAATATAGGCTCTCAGGTTTTGTTTCGAAGTCTTACGGTGCAGTATCTGAGATTATTAGAGTTTAACTGCGTTCACTCGTGCCTATAATATAACTACCTACGACTTGCACGCCAAGGTCCACTTCACCTCAAGGGCAGACTAGACAGTAGTTGTTCCTATTTGAACTTTTAAAGACAGATTTTCTGCCTCAAGAGTATTAATTTT